TCATCTTTGTCTGCACTATAATCAATCATCAACCCTTCTGATACAAATCCAAGAGTTTTTGCCCAACTCATAGCACGTTTATCATTAGAGTTTACCGTAATTTGCAGTCGATGTAAATTAAATAATGTTTGACAACTATTAAAAAATGATATCGCACCTTTAGTCATGGCTATTGGATATCTTCTTGATTGTTCAGTAAATAAAGACCACGCTTCACCAACGCCACGCCAGAGAAAGACACAACCAAACATAGCGACAGGATGACCGTCAACAAACGCAGTAATGCAAGGACCAATCGTAGACTGAAAGACAATAAGCCGTTTTCTATCTTCAATCGATAATGATTTAGACCCATATTCTGCAATCCCTTTAAAGTTTGACAAATGATCTTCATGAAATGGTAAATAATACCCATGCCGAACATGAGGCATATTTTTAAGTATTTGATCAATATTAACCAAAAACATCAAAATCACTATTGACTACAGTTTGTGATATCAATGTATTTGCTGCTAAGTTAGACTTAGTCATTCGTTTATGCTCACCACCACCAAGCATTAAGTAACCAAACGCATCACCAATGTGCGAGTGTTCGTTTTTATTTGGGGTATCTCTAAATCGTTCTTGACCAGCACCGACACTGACTCGTTTAAAGTGATAACCACCAGCTAAAGATTTACGCAACATCTTGCATGACTTATTAATAATCAATCCGGGTTTACCATTGATTAATCTTTGCATCGGAGCAGCAGCTCCTTCACGTCTGACTTTAAAGTTGTTAGATGCCGTGGGTTGCGCACGCAATCCTAATGTGCGTAAGTAATCAAAGGCAGTCACTTCATAGATCGCATCACGTTGCATACCAGCTGGGTCACCCCATACTAATATTTGTGCCTTTGGATATTTGGCATTAAGTTGTGCTAAGAGTTCATTACCGAATCTCTCCAACCCCATATCTTCAGTAACAATCTCATGTAGCACAACCCATCGACCATTATTTAATCGCTGCCCAATTGCAGCTGCTGGTGTCAAACCAAAGTCAAGACCCACATGAATAGGAAGTGCTGGATCATATTCAACTTCTTCACTCATCATATGATCATTGTATTCGGGCCATACAGGCTTACCTTCCTGTACATAAGTATATTTACCTTCAGCGTAGCAACGTATCCAATCTAGATTCTTACCACCTAACATTTGCATGTAGTAACCACTTGGTAAGTTCTTTACGTTCTCTGCTCGAGGATTGATTCTCCACCAACGACCCCCAGCAAAGATATGATCATTGGCTTCAGGGTTATCAGGCAGATCTTCATTCTCAACTTCAATTACGCCTCCTGGTTGTTTAAAAAAGTCCCAACCGTATTTGCCTGTGAGCTTTTCTTTTTCTGATAATCTAAACCACCAATGGTCATCATCCATAGGGTTAGTATCCATCCACACACCATGCCATGTTGGGCCACCATCTTTTTGAGTCGGATAGCGACCCACACGGTGAGTGAGTCCGTCAATCACTGCTTTAGGTAGTTCACGAGCTTCATTGACCCATGCTCCAGTCAATTCTAAGGAGAGTAGTTTACGGACATCTTTGGGTTGGTCCAATGCTAAGAAAATCACTTCACAGTCAATACCCGCAGCATCACCACGGGACGGGAGGCGAATGTGATGAGTGATCGGAGGTGTATATAACATCGGACCAAAAGTATTCTCAGGAAACAACTCTTGCCAAGTTTTTATTGTTGTTGTCTTGAGTTCTGGGTAAGAGTTACGTACAATAACAAAACGAGTGTAACGTATACCATCGACAGGGGATGGCTTTTGCCTAACGGCACGCATCATGATCTCTGCAGCACAGGCATAGGATTTACCCGACCCCACTGGCCCCATCAATCCACGCACAAATTTATTGCTTTGTAGAAACTTATAAACTTCTGGACTAGTACTGAAATCTAGATCAATACCAGGGCCAGCTAAAGACTTATTACCACGTTCTTTTTTATTGCTCATCGTCTATGTCTTTGAACTTCATTGTTGCCAATCGCTTGAGTTCTTGATTCTCTTTCCATAACGTATCTATAATCTCCATGACCCGGGTATTATTCAGATGTGCCATAGCGAACTCTTCACGTAATTGTTCAATCATTGCTTTGATGTCCATCACGTTCCCTCACTTTCTTGCGAAGTTTTTGTAAGTAATAATCTGCTTTATCTAAATCTTCCACCCCATTCTTTAAAGCAAATCGCCACACGTACTTAATTACATTTGCTACACAAACTGCAATTATCCCCACCAGACCCATGGTTGCCGACTCGATAGCATCAATACATTCCACTTTACCTTGTGTGTAATGCTTGGGTCGATTGACGTTATCATTCATTATCTAAAATCTCCGGTGCTTTAACATTAATACCAATCACTGATGGTTTATCTGACTCATCAGGATTGTCTAGTAATCCACTTGCTTTAGCTAACAATCGTAAGGTTTGGACTTTATCCCATAGTTCGATTTCAATCTCACCAGTCTTAGGATTCGTCTTGATGCGCTTGATTGCTTGCATCGCATGTTCTGGAATGTCTTTACTCGCTTTGACTTTGACATTGCCATTCTCATCCCACTCCATAATGTCTGACAGTTTAGTATTTGCCATACAGAGAAGACTGTAAGCTACAGCTTCTCTATTGGCAGCTAAAGTATTACTGCGTTCTAAACTTTTTTGTAGTTTACGCACCCCACCATAGCCAGCAAGGCTAGGAATGGGTTTACTTTTATTTTTAGTCTCAGTCATTAAAAGGGTAATCGTCTTCCATTTCGTTAATGGATTCAGCCATAACCGGAGCCGTTGGCTGCGAATTACGTACTGGTGCTTCACTGGTGTTGGACTGCGCCACAGGATTACCAATTCGGATTGAGCGAAAGCCTTCGCCGCTTGCCTTTTGCTTGTCCCACACATCTACCCAATGTTCACTCCCATCAGGTAATAAAATTTTACCACGATAATCTGCATGCCAATCTTCAGTCTTTCTATCATTGACCCAAGCACTACCATTACCAGGTTTTGGTTCGTATTTATTTTCAGCCATTAGTGTCACTCCTTAGTTTTCATATAAATAAACAACGGCTTTACCACCGTCAACTTGCTCGCCTCTAGCAATCTCAATGTAGTCAATTTGACTATCATCGTCATACACACCAGCCTTCATCAATGCATCTAGGATTGCCTTCAGTGTATTATCCAAGTCAAACTTACGTTTAGATCTCGGATGAATCATTATATTTATTGCTACTCTTTTATCTCCGAAAGTCGCAATTTTTGAATTTTTGACTATAAGAGATACCTCTTTCGTAAACTGTTGCCCCTCTGGACTAATATACCTACGGTGTCCATTGGCCCTCCAATAGTTATTCACGCTTGGTGGGTAAGGTAGCTCTAGTCTAACGCTTGGGTTCATTTTCCGTACTGTGCTTTAATTGCCTCATTAATTAGCCTTGCTTTATTCTTTTCTAATTCTTTACTAGCTTTGGCTAACAATTCAACACTTTCCGGAGTTAATCTTACTAAAAAAGGTTTTAAATCAGTCATTATGAGTTCTCCAATAATCTTCTTGATTCTTCTAATCTACTTTGATAACCAAGCCAATACTCATTATAGTGGTCTTGCATATCTTCTTTTGTTTTATAGAAACGCCAATCTTTCATATTGTTTACATGAACAACAATGCTATTTGTTTCTGACCCGTCTATAAAAGAAAACAATTGACAAATATACACTTCATCAGTCACATTGCCTTCTATACATCCTTGGTTATATACTTCTAATCGACCTGTTGAATCATCTAGCTCGTATGTATGAAAATACTGACCGATTAATTTTTGCTCTTTAAATTCTTTATTCATATAAATCTCCTACGTATTTAGTGTGTACTTTTTTCTTTCTACCTCTTTGCTTTACTTCTTTACGCTTGTCTAATAATTCCTTATCCTCTCGAATCATTTGACATAAGTGTAAATACTGTTTGGCAGTCATGACTTTATATGGTGTGTTGTCCCAACCCTTAGTCATCTTCCAATATCCATCATGCCTTGTATATTTATATTCTAAATACTTCCCATCATTAAACTCTTTACATAGCATCATGTACATTTCACGCATCGTCATTTCTTTTTCTTGCCAAAGATACGTTCAAAGTTCTCTTCAAACTTTTTTCTATCTGTAGGTCTTTGCTGACTTCCTTTACCACCATCACTCATAATGTACCTCTCTTTTCAGAAAGCCTTCCGGCAACATAATATAATCTTCATGTAGACAAGATGTATATGGCGCATCGGCATAATACTCAGCTACATACTGATTAGCTACGGCACAACTAATAAAGTTTCCTATATATTGTGGATCTTCCATCGTCACCCACACCACTAAACAATACTCAAACATATTACTTCTCCTGGTAGTTATCTATACG